CTGGACCTTGCTTCTGTTGAGGCAACTCCGGTGGCTCTATCCGCCCCAGCCGTAGGCTAAACTGCAATGCCGTCCGTTCATCCCCACAGTGGGACGCATGTCACCTAATCATGGAACGGGGGTTAGGTACTTTCATCTAAGATCATGACTCAAGTCGAATTGGATGCCCGTGTTCGGGAGCAGAAGGCTGCTGAAAAGGCAGCCAAGCTGAAGTATCGCGGCATTGCTTACATCTCTCACGCTACTAAATTCTAAGTAGCTGGAGTCAGGCACCTCAGTGTCGGACCTGGCTCCTCTTGGCATTGGCCTCTACGGAGACACCCTTTGCCGTCTAGACGGTGGGATAGACCACACAATATGCAACAAAAATTTTCCAAACGTTTGGGAGCAAGTCTATTAATCTTACTCCTTAAAAATGGCACAACAAAACTCTAACGAACCGTTGGCCGACCTTACGCAACTTGGTCAAGCCAACCTTACGGGTGATACCCGTGCCCTGTACCTCAAGCTGTTTAGCGGCGAGATGTTCAAGGGTTTCCAGAACAACACGATCGCTCGTGACCTTGTGATGAAGCGGACTCTGCGTAATGGCAAGAGTCTCCAGTTCATCTACACTGGTCGCACCAAGAGCGAGTTCCATACTCCTGGCAACAGCATCCTTGGTAACTCGGATGGTGCGCCGCCCGTGGCTGAGAAGACCATCACCGTTGACGACCTGCTGATCTCCAGCGCCTTCGTCTATGAGCTTGATGAGATCCTTTCTCATTACGACCTGCGTAGCGAGATCTCCCGTAAGATCGGCTATGCTCTGGCTGAAAAGTATGACCGCCTGATCTTCCGTGCTATTGCACGTGGCGCTCGTGCTGCTAGCCCTGTGTCTGCCACTGGCTTCGTTGAGCCTGGCGGTACTCAAATCCGTGTTGGTTCTTCGACCAACGAATCCGACGCTTACTCCTCCAGCGCTCTGGTGACTGCATTCTATGATGCAGCTGCTGCTATGGATGAGAAGGGTGTGTCCATGGATGGCCGTGTTGCCGTTCTGAACCCCCGTCAGTACTATGAACTGATCCAAGCTGTTGGCACCAATGGTCTGGTGAACCGTGACGTTCAAGGTACCGCACTGCAAGGTGGTCAAGGTATCATTGAAATCGCCGGTATCAAGATCTACAAGTCCATGAACATTCCGTTCCTGGGCAACTACGGTACCAAGTACGGCGGTACCACCGGTCAGACTTCTCCTGGCAACACCGGTTCCTTCATCGGTGAATCCCTGGAAGATGCTTCGACCGCTCAAACTGGCATCAACAACGACTACGGTACTGCCGCTGAATTCGGCTCTGTGTCTGCTGGCCTCATCTTCCAACGTGAAGCTGCTGGCTGTGTTGAGACCATTGGACCTCAGGTTCAAGTCACCAGCGGTGACACCTCCGTCATCTACCAAGGTGATGTGATCGTGGGTCGTCTCGCCATGGGCGCTGACTACCTGAACCCCGCTGCAGCTGTTGAGCTGTACGTGGGTGCTACTGCACCTTCTGCATTCTGATCGTTATTTAGATTTATACTGGGGGAGCTTCGGCTCCCCTTTTTTTTACTTTGTGATAGGTAACTATGCCCTTTCCTACTTATGCTGTGTCCACCGAACTGGATGCTGTAAATCAAATACTTAGCTCAGTGGGACAGGCACCTGTCACCACACTAGATCTTCAGAACCCTGAAGTATCTATTGTACTAAACACCCTACGGGAAGTGAACAAACAGGTTCAGGCAGAAGGATGGATCTTCAACACTGAACGTCACTACGAGTTCACCCCTGACAGTACAACTAACCAGATTGCTTATCCATCTAACGTGTTGCAACTTGATGCAAACCGTGAGCACCACAAAGATAAATATGATGTAGTGAGACGTGATGGTAAACTGTATGACCGTTACAACCACACTTACACCTTTACTAAAGTCATTGAAGCCGATGTAGTTTGGTTCTTTGATTTTACTGATATACCTCCTGCGTTCCAAGCCTACATTACTGCCCGAGCTGCACGTATGTGCTGTGTTAAAATGGTGGGCGACAGAGAACTGCAAGCCTTGTTACAAGAACAAGAGATGATGACCCGAGCTGCAGCAATCGAGTATGATTGTCAGCAAGGTGACTACTCTATGTTCGGGTTCCAAGACGGTAAAGATTATTACAATAGTTATCAACCTTTCCAAGCTTTGATGCGATGAGCACTATTACCCAACGGATACCAAACTTTTTGCTTGGCATTTCACAACAACCCGACAACCGTAAGTTTCCTGGGCAGCTTCGGGATTCTGTTAATGCATTTCCAGACTACGCCCTTGGCTTACTCAAACGCCCTGGCGGTCAATATGTTAGCGAGCTGTATGACGCTAGTAACTCAGGCAAATGGTTTTCTATCCTGAGGGATGCTCAAGAGAAGTATGTAGCACAGTATGATAACAACAAGTTTAAAATCTGGAGCTTGTTAGATGGCAGCCCCCGTGCTGTTGACATGGGTACAAACACTGGTGTTCCTGGTACCTGTAATCTTGCAACTCTCAAATCTACCCTTGCTACTTACAACACTGCTGTAGCTGATACAGCTGCAAAGCTGACCTTACTTCACACAGCACAAGCAGACTACGCAGAAAAACTTGCCGGTCAAGATGCTACTACTGAAGCGTTGTTTGCTGTTAACTACAATTACCCTGTAGGGCAGATTGACCAGTACCTTGTATCTGGCATTCGTCTTGATTCTTCTGGCACCTACACTGTTAAGAATAACAACACAGTCGTTAATGTAGGCACTACACTCCCTACTAACTACGCTCTTGGTACTGAGCTGACTAACGAGCACCCGCTGCTTGCATCTGAAGGCTACCGTGTCTACCAGGCTATCCTGACTGTTGCTGCTACTAGCAATGCTACTGAGCTTGCTACGTCGTTGGCTGCGATGAATACTGCACAGACCAACTATGATAATGCGGTAACTGCAGAGGCTACGGCTAAAACTGCATACGACACAGCTGATGGTAACTGTGACATTTCTGCTGCACCTACTAATGCATACCTCAAAGATGCAACAGCCGATGACATTGAGCTGCTAACTCTTAACGACTATACCTTTGTCCTTAACAAGGCGAAGACTGTGGCACTAACTACAGACACTTACGCTGCTAAACCCAACGAAGCCTTTGTCGTTATTAAGGTAGTGGGTACTGGTCATTACCGCATTTTCTTAGATGGCACCGAACGTGGAACACATAATGCTGGTACTGGTGGTGACGTTGATAGTATCCTTAACGATTTGGTCTCTGATATTAATGGACAGACCTTCGGAGGCACAACCTATACTGCTGTTAAGGTTGGTCCAGGTATGTATATTAGCGCTGATGCTGCTTTCACTATTTCAGTTGTAGGCGGTCCATCGGAGGATGCTGCGTTTGTCTTCCAAGAGTCTACACCTACTGTCGCTGATCTACCTACACAATGTAAAGACGGTTATGTTGTCAAAGTTGTCAACAGTATTGATGTTGATGTTGATGACATGTACGTCAAGTTTGTAGCAGACTCTGGTGCCACTTACGGTACTGGTGTGTGGGAAGAGACTGCTGCACCTGGAATTACCTACAAGTTTGATCCGTTGACAATGCCACATCAACTGGTGAGGCAAGCTGATGGCTCGTTTACTTACGGTCCAGTGACCTGGGAAGATAGAATTGTAGGAGATCTTACTACTAACCCTAACCCCAGTTTTATTGGTCAGAAGATTAATAACTTGTTCTTCTATCGTAACCGCCTTGGCTTCCTATCTAATGAGGCTGTGGTGCTGAGTAAAGCCGGTGATTACTTTAACTTCTGGGTTACTACTGCTCTAACTGTTACCGACGATGATCCCATTGACATCACTGCATCCTCAGTTCGACCAGTTAACCACCGTTATGTACGTCCTACTAGCGTGGGTCTCGTTCTATTTAGTGATACGGAACAATTTATTTTAACTACTGACGCTGACATTCTCAGCCCTAAGACAGCTAAGATTAACGAGCTGTCAAGTTATGAGTGTGATCCGTTGGTAGAGGCTGTGACCCTGGGTACTAGCCTGGCGTTTGTTTCTAAGACGCCACTGTTCACACGTCTCTACGAGCTTGCTGAGATTAGCACCGACCGTCCTCCGTTGATGGCAGAGCAGACTAAGATCGTTCCTGAACTTATTCCTGAAAGTGTAACGTCGATGATTGCATCACCTGCACTCTCACTCGTCTCACTGGCTACAACTGGTAGTAGTACTGTATTCCAGTACCGCTTCCTGGAACAGCCGGGGCAAGGTAGAGCTGCATCCTGGTATAAATGGGATCTAACTGGTGAGTTCTTGGATCAATTCTTCGATGCTAACACTTACTATGCCGTTGTCAAAGATGGCAGCAACGTGTTTGTTCAGTCTTACGATTTGACTCAAGCAAACGAAGAGGGTTTCTTGACCCTACCTACTGGTGAAAAGACTGACATTTGTCTTGACATTTGGAATGTTAACCCCTATCGGACGTACACCGCTGGTACTGATACGACACGAGTCTTTTTACCTTATGATCACATCAGTGGTAAGACGTTCTCTGTACTCGTTCTGGGCGGCTATATTGGGGCTTCTAACAGCGTCTCTAGTGAATCGGTAGGCGCGGTACTTTACCCCACCGTACAAGGCTCTGCAGGTGCGTATTACGTGGATATTGATGGAGACTATCGTGGACGAGATCTGATTATTGGTTACATTTATAACATGGAAGTTACTCTTCCTAAGTTCTTTGTGACACAAGCTGAAGGTCAGTCTGCTAGCTCCGACTTTACTTCTGATCTTATTATTCATCGCGTCAAAGTGTCTACCGGTCTTAGCGGTCCTGTAAAGTATGACGTGACTATTACTGGCAGACCTGAATGGAGTCAGACTATTGAAGCTACGGCTCCATATACCTACGACTTAAATAACGTCAATATGTCTGCTGACGCTACCCATACAGTTCCCATTTATCAACGTAACGAGAACCTCACCTTTAAAATTGTTGGTGACACTCCGTTCCCCGTTAGTTTGTTAAGTTTGAACTGGGAGGGTAAATATAACACTGGTTTCTATAGACGATCCTGATGACTGCATCCACCCGTGGTTTTACCTTTAGACCAGCTACCATTAATGACGTACTAGAACTAACCAGTCAAATGCTGCCCAGAGGGCTGCAAGACTTTGAAAGGGTCGGACAACATCCGGTCCTTTCACTGGCTTTGTATATACATCAGGATGATTCCTACATGTTCTATGGACCAGATGGGAGTCTGTACGGTGCATACGGAGTTAGCGATGACAACTGTTTCTGGGTACAGATGACCAACAAAGTCAAAGAGAACCCACGTACAGCGGTTAGATTCGGTAAAGCGTTAATGAAACATATAAGCCGTCCTTATTTATGGACGACTATTGATATTGAAAATACATCACTTATTAACTTTGTGAGGTATTTAGGTTTTAAGGTACTACGGGTTTTCCCGGATGGACCTGACAATGTTTACTCTATAGAGATTGTACGATTATGGGAAACGTAAACCCGACAAGTGCCGCAGATTATATTAGTTCCAGCGGCGGCGGTGGCGGCGGCGGGCTTTTTTCAAATATAAACCCCGTCGGGGCAGTTCTTGGTGTTGCCCAGTTAGGTCTGGGCATTGCTCAAATGATTCAATCTGGCAAAGCCCGTCAGCAACAGGTTTACAACCAGACTTATCAAAACACACTGACCCAAAAACTTAACGAGTACGCACGTCAACAAAAGAACGAGCAAATTGCTAGTGCTTTTGGTGCTAAGCTTGACTTTGTTAAGGGACAAATTGAAAACAACTTTTTAGCAGCTCAAGCCTCTTGGACATCTGAACAGATGCGCCTGAATGAAATCTACGGGCGAGCTGCTTTTAGAAGCCAAGGTATGCAGCGTCAGCTGGCACAAGCTGTGGGTTCTGCTGCAGCACGTGAAGTCTACGGTAAAAGTGCAAGACGTGGTGCTCTTGTCTCCACGCTTGGTGCTTACGGTCGTTCTCGTGCTCAGCTGGTAGAACAACTTTTGTCTGAGAAGACTGCAACCAAGATGAGAATGGAGCGTACAGAAGAACAGAAACGTTCTCGTGACAAGCTTGCCATGTCTCAAGTGGCTAATCTTCCTATGCCGTTTACCGCGATTGGCCAGTCACCTGCTATTGCAGCTGGTGGTCGGGGTCTAGGTATTGCAGCTAACATTATGGGAATCGGTCAACAATCATTTAGTGCCTACAAGTCCGTCTAACATTCATAAAAAATGAAAGGTTTTGAAGAACAGGATTTGTTTACAGGAGCCACGCAAGCTCAAGGGTTTGCACCTAATCAGGCTCCTGACACATCCTCTTTCCTACGGGAAAACATGGGTATGATTGACAGGAACTTTGCTCAAGCAGAGTCTGTCCAGAATGCCGAATTGAATGCAAAACTTCAGACCCAAATGAACGTTCTGAAAGGGTTGCAGGCTTTCTCTCCGAAAGCTATGGAACTCGCTACGAACTTGGGTAAAGCTTACATTGAAAGTGAGTACACTAAAGCAACGGCTAAAGCCCGTGCAATGGGTCCTGCTTTTAACTACGGTGTTTCTGAAGATCAACAAAACGTTTATGATCGAACCAAAGCTGCTCTTGGTAAGGAACAGCTGACAGTCAATGAGATTGCCGATGAAGCTGCTCGAAACGGTGAGCCGCTGGAAGCTATCAACTACATCAAATCTCTACCTTACTATCAACGCATTCGTGCACAGGAGATCTTCCTAGATAATAAAGGTAAGGAGTACAAAGCGGCAAAAGATGCTTTCCTGCAAAGGAATGATATTAACCTGCCTTTGCCTGATGGTGGTTTCTTTACTCCCACTCAAGTTGATGATAACGCTGAACGTGCTCAGATTGTAAATGCAGCATTCCACAAGCTCTACATGGTAGAGTCTGGTGTTGCTGAGTTGCAGCCTAACAATGCTGCGATGAAGTACATGTATCAGCACATGGATAAAGCTGATGCTGAGTACCTTCAAGCTATTCGTAACAATCAAGCTATCAATACTTCTGAAGAGTTTTTGACTAATGCAGTCCAAGCTTTCCATGAAGACAGAGACTTGAGTACTTTGATCTCTAACGCTCAAGGTGCCTATAACCCTAAGACTGGTAAGCCGTACACTCGTGCTCAGGCACGGGCTTTTGCTTTGCAAACTGTCGTTGATCGGTATGCAGCCGGTGACACTGATGCACTTGCAGTCCTTGATCAACCTGTGAGCTGGGATCCTAAGGGTCGCAGTTTTATGGAGCTGTACGAAAAGGAAATCAAAGGTGTCGGTGGTGTCCTAGACAAGATTGATGCTATTGACGCTGATGAGTACAAAACAGGTACAAATAAAAAGAAGCAAGAGCTGAGAGATGTTATCACTGAAACTCAAGCTTTCCTTGAGAACGCTACTGAAGAGGAGCGTAGTGATCCTCAGTTCTACATCCGTCTAAAACAGCAGCTGCGTCCTAAGTACGGTGAAGTTAGCAGCGATAAGTTTGTTGACAACCTTGAAAAGGCTTACCGTCCTGACAAGCTGCGTGATGAGCAGATGGATCCGCTGATGGCTAAGCAAGCAGCTATCAACGGTCTAACGGATGAGTGGCTCGATGTGCACCAAGTTTCTTATGACTTGCGGCGTAAGTATGCTAACGAGATTAACGTTAGTAATCAAGCTAACATTGCAGCTAAAACAGAACAGGAAAAGTCTGTACGAAACCTTATTCGTAACCAAGCCTCGCGTACTCCTGACGGTACTACTGCACCTCTTGTCGGTTTGATTGAAGCGGATCTTGTTAATATGTGGCGTACTGAAACTCGTAGGCTGATTGAAGAGGGTGTACCCCCTAATGAAGCTTCTGAGCGAGCTTTTCTTAAAACTCAATCATTCTACAACGCTAACGACAAAGATACTGTTGGTGGTTTGTATTACCAAGATCCACAGGCTGGTGGTGATTATACTAACTACAAAACAGAGTTAGGTAAACGCGGTGTTAATGCAGCAAACATCTCTCAACGTTATCATAATCTTGAGCGCCTGCTTAAAGTATATGATGGTGACTTTAACAACCTGATTAAATCTGGTCAACTGTTTAGTAAGCCAGACCTTGAGAAGATTAACACGATTATGGAACGTGACCCGTTCCTGCTGTCCATTGATAAAAACAGCCCGTTGTTTGTCCGTGTTCAACAGGCTAAAGCTATATTGACTCGTAACAACCCTAACCTACCGTTCCCCAAACTTCTCGAAAGAACCTACAATCTTATGGACATGCCTGTTCCACCAGCACTTCAAGAGATTGGACCGAAGCTGGAGCAACTAACGCCCAGTCAAAACCGATTCTTAAACAAGCTGTTTGTTGATGGTAACGTTAGCCAGAATCAAATCAGCAGAGCTATTACTCCTGTTAGTTCTGTTCCTTTGCGTCCTGGTAAAGAATATGCGCTGGCACAAACTGGCATGGCTGGTTTACGTGGGTTGACTCGATCCGGTGAAGGTGGTTATACATCCATGTTCCCATCTGAAGCTTATCCTCAGATGACCAACATGACTATTCGTGAGTTAGTTGCCTTCCAAAAGGAGAAGCTTCGTGATGGACGCAAGTCTGCTGCTGTAGGTGCCTATCAATTCTTGTATCCTGAAGTCGCTGCTAAGCGTGCAGGGTTGTCCTTGGACGACAAGTTTACTCCAGAGAACCAAGATAAGATGTTTGACGCTACTCTGATGCAGAAGCGTAAAGCAATCAACAATTACCTGACTGGTAAGAGTGACAACATTGAAGCAGCACTCGATGAGCTTGCCAAAGAGTTTGCTTCGTTTGAGTACCGCGGCGGACGTAGCTACTACAACGATGGTATCAACAAAGCTAGTATTATGAGAAACAAAGCTGCAGCTGCTCTGAAGTCTGCTCGGCAAGAAATGATGAGAGGAGGCTCCTGATGTACGACAACAATCCTGATACTGATACAAGTAATCAGTTTCAAATGTCCCAGGAGGCTCTTACTAACCTGGGTGAAAACGTTGAAGCTGAGAAAGCTTCTAGGCAACAGATTCAAGAGTTTACAGGTGAAGCAGAACCTGAAGCAGCACAACAACCTGCTGCTCAGGCTCAGCCTGTAGAAGAGCCAGAACCGCAACCTACTGAAGAAAAAGAAGAACTTGCACCTAAGCAAGTGGAAGAGAAAGAGAGCATGTACGCGAACTACGGTGACCGTAAGCCTCTTGGTCCGCTTCAGGGTCTTGTAGATTTCCTGGCTGCTCCTGGTCAAGGCTTGAATGACTAT